TTGATGTTTGAGCCGCATTTTCCGGATCTACTAAGAAGAAACAATCTCCTCTAGCTTCTGCAATTTCTTTTGTTAAAGTTGAAAGTGCAGAATCATTAGCTTGTGTCATACCAGGTACCATTATCATATTGATATCATATGCATCTTGATTCTTCAATAAGTATAATGCAGTTTTATACCCCTTAGTTGTAGCTGACATTCTATATCCTTGTGAATTATTATTTGTAATATTTTCAAAGAATTTAGGTCCAGTTTCTACTGCTCCATCAGAACCTCCAATGAATGTTCCAGATACTTCTGCTGGTAATGATGCTGTATATAGACCTATTGCATTAGTTGCAGAACCAGTATTGCCATTTGAATCTAAGTAATCTATTGTTTGCTGATTGGCAGATATATAAATATAAGAAGATTTATTTGCATAATCACCTGATAATTGTAAGTAAGGATCAGTTGTTGCCGCATCACCTATTGTATAGGTTTGATCACCAATTACTTTTCTTATATAATTATTAGATTTAGGATCTAAACTTAAGTTATTCCAAGTTTCTAAAACTACTTTTGAATTACTTGTATCATCTCCTCTTCTAATGTATAAAGAGAAAGTACCAGTATTTTTATTTACATTTCCTATTTCCCATCTTAGATTATCTGGTGTTCCGTTAACAAGTAAATTATTAGTTCCCAAGGTTTGAGCCGATAAATTATCGGAATTCATTACAGCTCCATCTCCAAAAGTTTTAATTTGGAATGATTGTTTCAAATCAGTATCATTTGCTAGAGATTTAGATGTTGGAATACCATCACTTCTTCCACCAACTGTAGAACCAGATATATAAGATGCAGATGCATTTGAATAAGACCCAGATAATATTCTTACTACAGTTAAAGCTCCAGAGTTTTGTAAATATTGTTCTGCAGCTAAAGATGTAAGGTACTCAACGGTATCTGAACCACTGTTTAATGTTGTACCAAAGAGTGTTTGGTATTCGCCAAAGTTAGTAACTGTGGTTGGAACTAGTGCTCTACCCTTTACTGTTGGGCCGATTATTGCAGCGCCAATTTCGGCAATTCCCTGTGGAACGAATGATAAATCGTTCTCTTGTGTAAATACACCAGGACTGACTATTTTTTCTGCCATTTTGTTCTCCTAATTTATTTCTTTTTAAAGTAAATTTATTACTTTCTTCTCGTATATAAATATCAGAAAAATTGTTCAAAAGACTATGATGCCGGGATAAATTCTCCAGAATCTATATCTATTGTGCCTTTTCCATATTTATCTAAAAGATTTTTAGCAATTGTCTTTTCTTTTGTTATTGTATTTTCTAATTCAGATACAAGTTGTGCTTTATCTTTTTCTAGAGATATTTTTTGCATTTCTGTTTGTCCTAGTTTATATGATATATCTGAAAATGATTGTCTAATATCTTTTAATGTTTTTAGTTCGTCTTCTGTAAACTGTTGGTTTTTTGGTTTTGCCATGTTATTCTCCTATAACTTATTAATCTGAGCTTGGTAAATTATTAATATCAGATACTATAGTCTCAGAACCTATTGTAACCTGTGCCATTGATATGGTCTTTGTTTGTTGACTATTAATTTGTTTTTGTATTGTATTGGGTATTATAAACCCATTTAATTCTAATGTAAATGTGCATTTTGTTGCTCTATCAGTTCCACTTGTAATTTCTGTTGCAGGTGAAAATGAATCTATTTTGGATCTAAAATTGAATCTATTAGGGTCTCCCCAGTAAGCTCCTTCAGCATAATTTATAGCTTCTACAATAGAATTCATTTGTGAAATCATGTCTGTCCAGATTATGCATTCATACCCAACCTTTACATAATCTGGTACAACTACTTGATGATATTCTTTAACTGGTTTTCTTCCATATAATCTTGAAAAATTATCATATTGATTTTTCTTTGTATACTTCATTTCAATAGTTTGAACTACTGGTGCATTAGGATCTACTTTACTACCTAACTCTCTATTCTTTTCTATACTTGTTTTTTTATACATCATTAATGGTAATTGAATTTTACCTCTTGCATCTCTGTAGAAGTTGCTTTTTTGAACAGACTTCCATCTTTCTGTTGAACCATATATAACTGGTAGCTGTATTAATTTCCCACTGGCATTTTTTACTTGTGGTTGAATGATATTGTCTATATAATATTTTATTGCTGAATCTATGTCATATAGACCTACTTCGAATATAGATTCTTTATCATCCCGTTTTATTTGAGAGCTTCTATCTATAGTCCTAGATCTAGTTTTCTTGGATGTTGGTTTTTTATTATACGCCATTAGTATAGGTCTTTATCATATCCAGTATTAGTTTGTTCTATTGCAACTCTACTTCTTCTTGTCATATGAGTTTCACAAATTACTGCTAGGTTATACCCATGGTCAGAACCTGCAAAATTAGTTGATGGATTTCTACCCATATTATATTGTTCGCCAGAGGAAACCTTATCAATCTCCCAATATGTATTATCCCAGAATAATAGATCGCCTATTTCAAGTTTAACATCAGCAATATCTTTTAGATCATCTCTTAAAAATCTAAAAACTGCGGTCTTATTTATATCTGGGCCGAATTCAGAATCTTCTATTTCCGTTGAACCTTGATCTATTAAGCATCCAACTCTAACATTTTTAAAATATTGCTTTCCTAGAGCTTCTCCATATAGATTTTCTTTTATATCTTTGATTGCCGCTTTAATTATATCAACTTTAGTATCAATAATATCATTGATCAATTCTCTATTTATAGATCTAAATAAAGACATATCTCTCTGTCCACCAAATAAAGCCATTAAATTATCCTATATATATACCAAGTGGTACTTTATTAATTAATTCTTGTTGGAATTCTGATTCTTCTTTATTTCTTTCCATGGAATTTCTTCTTGATGCAGCTTCTAGGTCTTCTCTTAACTGAGCTATTAAAATTTCCTTCTCTGCAGCACCTTCACTTCTTAATGTATCGCCATCTAATGTAGTTTCTGATCCAGGGATAGGTACAGATGAATACTTTCCTCTAACTGCTCCAAGTAATTCTTTAACCAAAGCTAAAGTATATTTCCTTATCCAAGATTTACCTGGGTCATTAATAAATTTATATTCTATATTATCATAAGCAATATTGGAAAAGTCAGAGACAACTGCTGCAACAGCAGTTCCTTTTCTATCTGATGTTTTTATATATTGAAAATAGAATGTATAATTAGATTTAGGTTTTGGGAAAATTCTTAATTTATTATTGATTAATTCAAAGGAATGAGCCGATTTTCTAACTAAATCGTTGAACTCTATTTCTTGCATTCTTAACATATCATCGTATAAAGGCATAACTAAATAATTAATTGCAGGAGAATAACCTCCCCACCCAAAATTATTCATCATTTGAGATGTACCAGCCCCAGTTCCAACGTATGGATCAAATAATCTATTTATTGCTGGGGTTCCTTCATGAAATATCTTTTTTATCTCTATACTTGTAGTACCAGGTGTTCCTGATTCATATGAACAAGAATTAGACGTTGAAGCTAAATCGTAAACCTGAGATCCTGATACTACAGCTATAGATCCACTGTACCATGTTATATCTCCACCAGACCCAGCTTCTGCTCCATATTGCTTTGCTACTTGTATTGTTGCATCCAATCCACCTTTTATTTGCTTTCCTGTAAAAGATGAACCTGTTGCTGAGCCTTGTAGATTTAGTAAATTTTCCCTTATATTAAACCTATTAACCTGAGCTGAATATTCTGATACAGATTCTTCAAAGCAAGCAAAGAAATTTCTTTCTTGTAATTCTATGTCAACTATGGGATATCCAATGCGCTTGGCACACCAATCTGCAGTTTTAACTACATCAGTTTGAAAATTGGTATCATAATCATAAATTCCAAATGGTGTTTCTCCAGGATGGAAAGAAGATGACCCCGGCCATATTGCAATATTTGTTGCCATGTATTACTCCTTTTATATAAATATCATTCTTTAGTATTAAAATTACAAAACTAATCGTCAATACCCGGGTAATTATCCATCTATTTCTGGAATTTCGTTATCAGCCCATGCAGACCCAGTTAAAATAGTAAGTATCTCACTATGACTGTATTGTGTTTTACCATCTAAAAAACTAGGGGTATCTCCATCGAACTTTACAAAGGTTTGTGAGCCAGAAAGATTATACCTCAAAGTATCTACAGATGTTTCATTTACTTGTGAGAAGTCAATCGAACCAGTTTCTGAAGTATTTATTATTACGTA